TGCTTTACTAAGGTTCATATCTCTACCTAATAAAACCGATGCTTCCATTTCATCTTGTACTGATGATTGGTAATCTAATAAATGGTCTGCTACTTTTGCCGCCGTTCCTAATCCTACTCCTAATTTTGCGGCTGCTACTGCTGCATCACCAATGTTTTTTCCACCATCTTTACTATATAATGCAAAGAATTCTGCATTATCTGCCACATCTTGCATTACTTGAGTTGGTGCTACCCCGTTTGCCATTGCTAATTGCTTAACATATTCGCCTGTATTTTTACCGGTCTCATAACTTTTTCCACTTAATTCACCAAACGCAGTTGACATGAATGCCGCTTGCTTTGCACTTAAATTATAATTAGAAGCTAATAAACCAGCATCTACTGCCATCCCCATTGTTAAGTGATGTGAATCACCTAAATCTTTAGCTAAATCCAACGCAGCCTCACCTGCTTCTTCACCTAATATTGCACCTACCAATCCTACTTGTGTTTTAAGCCCTACCATTTGTGTCATTCCAACACCAATTTTCTTTCCTATCTCACCAAACTTTTCTGCGATTTCACCCGCACCAAAGGCCACTAATGCAATTTTTCCTCTAGTAGAACTTAAGAATACTTCTGCTGTGGTTGTCAGTTTTTTAAAAAATTTATTTATGGAATGTAATTCTTCACCTAATTCTTCATATATTTCTTTTACTTCTTTACTTTGACTTGCAAATTTACCTGCTGCTACTCTATTATTATTTAAGTAACCGGTCATTGAATCAAATGTACTAGCTAATTCTTTGGTTAAAAGTCCAGCGTATGCTAATTCTTCTTTTTCTTTTTGAATTGCTTTTATACTATTATCAATTTCAAAATTCTTTTTTGCAATTTCAGTTGCATCTTCTTTATTTAATTGTGCCAATTCTGCAATTAAAGATGTACCCGTTTCTAATGATTTTGTAACATTTAAAAATTTATCTTGTTCCCATTCATTGTTAGTATTCTTTGCAGCATTAAATATTTCATTTGCAAAAGATTGCGATGTTTTTAATTCTTTAGATAACGATTCATATAATTTAGGTAAAGTTTTAACAGTACTTGCTAAACTTGTCATACTATCTAATCTAGTTGATTCTAAATCATTTGTAGATTTTACAATACCTCTATTTGCAATTAAATCCTTTCGTATTGCCGCTAACTTTTTTTGTTTTTCTTCAATTATTTCTTTTTGGACACTATCTTCTTCTGTTAGATTTTGTTCTAATTTATAGATGTCTTCTAAAAGATTTTTGATTCTTTTAACCGCATCTTCGTTTGGAAGAAACCCGCCTGAATTATTAGATGTTGCCTTTGCCATTTATATTATAATAAGTGGTATTTTCTTAATTTAGTATTAAGTTCTTCGGTTTCTTTTGCAACACGTTCCATACTACTAACTACATCAGGATGTACATCTGCTTTTTTTATTTTTGCCATAAAACTTGAAGATACACCTCTTTGCAATGATTTAAAAAAGTTATCAACAAATGATGTTAATATTCCTTCGTTTAGTTTTGTATATTGTTTTTCCATATTCTATATAGTTTAATTATAAATATCATATAAAACAAAAAGTTAGGAGTTTTTATCTTCTCCTAACTTTACTATTTGCTTTTTGTATTTGTTCGTTTTCTTTCTTTTTTATATCAACTAACATATTTGCATACATTCGTCTAATATGAAGTGGTAAATTATATACATCACTAAATGTAAATCCTCCACCACCTTGAAATACCAAGAAAAATAATTCTTCGTATAACCCTTTTTTATAATCCGCTGGAAGGGTAAAAAAAGTTGATTCCAAAAGGAATATCAAGTGCCTCCGTTTCACCCGTCACATCCGATATGAACTCAAATTTCATATTTAAATCCGGAGATATACTTTTTATATGTGCTCTAAATGCTTGAACATCTTTTGCTAAGAATTGATTACTTACCCAATTATTTACATATCCTCTATCTGAATTATCATTAACAGATAGTATCATATATTTTAATCTCGTTGTAACTTCCGATGAATTTGTTTTTCCTTTTGTTAATCTTGCTAATGCATTGATTTCATTAGTAATATCCTTTTCATCTTTATGTGTTAATAATTTAAATATTATTTTAGTTTGGGATGGTAATACAAATGCATATCTATTTTCAGTATTTAACAAAGAATAATCAATATCTTTAGTTTGAATCTTTGTTAAATCAATTGATACTTTTTGTTTTTCACCACTAAAAGGGTCTGTAATTTCTACATCGTATTCAGGACCATATCCTAATACTCTTGCTGCTAAGTAAATTGCGTTTTTATCACCCGTAACCAAATCATCTGCATTAACACCTGTTTGAACTACAACTGATTCTAATAATTTATCTAATACTACACCCTTATTAATTAGGTTACTATCTGCTAAAATATCTTCTTCTCTTGCAGTAAGGTATTTAATTTCTAATGTACCTTTACTCAATGGATTACTTTCCGCATATACCTTACCTTCTGATGGTAATGATATAACTTGTGTTGGGAAATTAAATGTTGATGTTGTTGTTTGAGGTTGTGTTTGAACGGGTGTTCCACCTCTTTGGATGTTTATGTTTTCTTCCATAATAACTTTTTGTTTTGTTTTATATAACTATTTGTTTTTTTAATTTTTAATCTTCACCACCTAAATCAAAATGGTCTTCCCACTCTTTTACCGATTTTGCTTTTCTTTTTTTAAAATTATTTTTTTTATGAGTTGTAATATTAGTTGGTTGATAGGTTGTATAACTCCAATTAGAACCACTGGGATATCCGTATGTAGTTGATGTACTTCCAAATCCAAATTGTGGATTAGCTATTGTAATAGAACCACTACCAGGTGTTGTTGTAATCGTTGTACCATTGGTATCTCCACAATTTATTTTATATGGGTTGTATGGGTCATATGGTTGGATAAATGGTAATGTTTGTATTGGTGCAGTGTTTGGAACTCCAAATGGAAATCCTATTGGTGTTTCATCTTTAACCTCTGCTAATTTATCTTTTAATAAATCCCATTGTTTTGGAGTAATGTTGTATTCATGTACCCCATCTGTAAATCCTTTTAACCAAAGTGTAAATTCTTTTGATGTCATAACTATATATTTGTATATATAAATATAACGAAAATAAAAAAGGGAAACAAATAATGTCTCCCTTTTCTTTTATATTTTTCTTTAGATTAGAATTCTAAGATTGCGTAATCGTAAGTTAAAGTTAATGATATCATAACTGGATCGTTTGAACTCCAATCTACATCACCAAACTCTGCCGAAGAAATCCAAGCACCAACAATTTTCCATTGTTCTACTTTATCACCAACAGGTCCTAACATATAGAAATCGATATTCTTTTTATAGAAATCTGCATACCCGTCTCTACCAGTGATAGATTCGTGTCCACTTCTAATCCATTCCATTACTGATTGTGCACCACTTGGTACAATTGGGTCATATAGAGTGATAGTGATATCAGTCCAATTTGATTTACCTTTAATTTTTCTCTTTAAGTTGATATGGTCTAATTCTACAACTTCACTTTCTAACTTAGGTCTGTTTGCTGTTTTAATCATGAAAGATGGAATACCATCGATTTCCATAATGAAACGATTCGCTAACTTTGGTTCAAAGTTTGTATAAAATATCTTATCAAATGATAATACGTCAGCCATTGTTTATTTCTCCTTTACTTATTATAAGTATATCTTTTTTTAATTATGCGTTAAAAGTTGCCCCAGTTGGTAAAACATTGAAATCAATTTGAATGAATTCTGCAGTTTTAGTTGGTTGTAAGAATATTGCACCTTTTAAGATGTTTCTATCGATTACGTCTGGAGTGTTGTTGGTTTCATCCATTACAACTTTGAATGCGTATAAACCTTGTCTTTGTTGAATGTTTTCTAAATAAGGGTTAACTGTATTTAAGAATTTAGTTCTTGTATCTGTTGTGTTTTGTTCAAATATTAAATATCTACTAGTTGAAGCAATATACTTCTTAACTGTGATAAGTAATCTTCTAACATTGATTCTATCTAATGCTGATGGTCTAGCTTGTAAGGTTTTTTGTCCGAATGCTACGATACCTTGTCCAGGGAACTGAGCGATTGGATTTACTTTTCCTTCATATAAAGTATCTCTATCAGAATGAGTTAATCTATCTAATACTGCTACTGCACCAGTGATACCACCTCTATTCAAACCTGCAGGTGCAAACCACTCAGCTGATGTAGCATCGTTAGCTGCATAAACTCTAGGTAATAAAACTGAAGGTGGAACTGCGATTAATTTATTTGTGTTTGTGTCAATTGTTTTAACCCAAGGATAGTAAACTGCTGCATAGTTAGTATCTAAACTTTCTGCTACACCTACTACCGTTGCAATACCAGCACTTTGTCCTGCTGCATCCATAATATAGAATGTATCCGCTCTATTCTCACATATATCCATTGCGTATTGAGTTACATTACTATGGTCGTTATGATTAACACCAGGTAATACTAATAAGTTAATATCCCACTCATCTACATTTGATAATGCATCTAAACATTTTTTATATGCTACTGAACCACTTGCTGCTGAATCAGATAAATCTAATCCTTGAACATTTCCAGAAGTAATATCTGTTCCTTTGTTAGAAGTAATTGTTGGATTTAAACCATCAAAACCACCTTGGAAAGCGATTGTAAATGTTCTATATGATACTATATTTGCATTTGCGTTTGCACTTAATGGTAAACCTACTAATGTATCTAATGAGAATATTGAATTATTTCCATTATATCCTAAAGTTGCAGTTAATGGCTTTAAGAAAAGAGTATTATCAGCATTATCTAAATTGATACCACTTGCATAAATAGATGAACTATATGATGCGGTTGTAAATGTTACACCAGGTAAATTAGCTAATTCAGCAGATGAACCACTTATAAAGTTTTCATATGCAGCGTGTGCGTAAGGTACTGCTGTTACAGGATACAAATCAGAATCTTTTGCTTCAACTCTAATGTATTTAGATTTATTAAGCCAATCACCAATTGTAGTTACTTTACCATAAGAATCAATTGTACTTACTTCATCACCGATTACTCTAGCAATATAGTTAGTTGAAGTTGGGTCTAATGATAAATTATTATATTGTTCTAAAATGTTTTGTCTTTTATCGGTATCATCATATTTTCTAACATATAGAGAGAAAGTTCCATAATCAGAACCATTGATATCACCTGCTGCTTTAATGTTACCAATAGTAACTTTAAATCTTGTATTTTCTACATTACCATCTGCTAAAGTATGTATACGGAATAATTCATATCTTAATCCACCCATATCTTGTGATTGAATCCATGGAGTAGAAGCGTAAGTTGCATCGGCTGTGAAGTTTTGGTCACCCAATATCACATAACTTACATTTGCATTACTTGCAGTATTAAAACTTGTGTATGTGGTAGTTGCTGCATCAGAAAAATATCCATATACATATGCTTCTTTTGTTCCTAATGGTGAAGTACCAAATACATCATCTACTGATTGAGTTGATGATGGAACTAATGAAGTTGCATATGAACCACTAAGTGTTGCTCCACCTAATGAAAAATTACCACTATTAGCAGTGTTTGAACTTGCACTAAATGTAGTTGAAAAACTATTAGTATCTGTATCGGTATTAAATAGTACTGCTACTGATTTAGATACTGATGCCGATGATATAGTTAATAAAACAGGATTTTGTTCGGTATATCCACCGATACCTGCTACTCTACAAATAGTTACTAAACCAGTCTCTCTTAAATAATTTTGAGCGGTTAATTCTGTGTAATATGTACCATCAGCTGCACCGAAGATATCTTCTAACTCAGATGGTGATGTTACGATTGTTGGTTTAAACGCCGGTCCTTGTTTGAAAGGTCCTACAATTGCCCCACCAATAGCTCCAACTCCTTGTGCTATGAATGATAAATCGTTTTCTCTTGTAAATACACCCGGCGATACTAATTTTTCAGCCATTTTATTTGTTCTCCTTATAAATTATGTTATAATATTCTAATATAAATATACAATATTTGTTGTAAAAATATATTATTGTTGTTCTTTTGGTTTAAATTCTCCGGTGGTGGTATCTAAATCTCCATCTCCGTATTCTTTTTGAATTTCAGATAAGAAATTTTGTTCTTCTACACCTAATTTTTCAAACTCTTCAAACATATTTTCTTCATCAAGTTTTAATTGTTTTTGTTGAATTTGATTTTGTCCTATAATAAAAGTTAATTCATTAAATTTTCCTTTTAGTTCTTTTAATTGTTGTAACTGCTCTGGTTTGATTTGTGCCATAGTTTTTTATTTTATTTGTTCTATATATAAATATATATTTTTTTACTCAAACGATATTATAATCCGTATCTACCTTTTAAATTATTCCAAACATTTCCTATTTCAGTTGCAGTTAATGCTCTTTGATAGAAAAAGAATGAACCTAAATTACCAGTATTATTTTGCATTAAATAAATATCAGATGTTCCAGTAGTTGCTGCTGCGGTTGTTGATGCCGATGCTACTTCTGAGTTGTTATTGTATATCTTTGTTGTACCAGCACCTGTTGTAACTGCAATCATTCTCCAACCTGTTAAAGTTTGACCTG